GCACTCAACGACGAATACTCGTTTGGCAACAAGACCTGGCGCTGGAACGGTTCGGCCTGGCAGCTGGCATCATCAGGCGCTATCAACGACATACCCATAGGCAATGTCACGGCCAACACCGGCAACTTCACTGCCCTGTCGGTGCAGACCGGTGTCAGCACAGATCTCACGCCCACGGCCAATGTCACGTACGATCTTGGCACAGCTACCAATCGCTGGCGAGATATCTATCTGGCCAACAGCACCATCTACCTTGGTGCAGCCAACATATCATCTTCGGCCGAAGGTGGACTCACGCTGCCCTCTGCAGTCAGTATTGGTGCAGCCACGCTGGATGCCACGTCCGGTACTCTAAGCCTGCCAGCCACTGTGAACATCGGCAACAGCTCGATCTCGGAGAGCTCGGGCACTATCACGCTGCCGGCCAACACTGCCATCGGTGGAGCTGCCGTGGCCACACCTCGCATCGCCAGCATCGACTATCCCGGAGACGACACTGCTGCTGATCCCGCAGGTGGACAGACTCTGGGCATCGTGGGCTCGGGATTCCAGAACGGTGCTGCCGTGATCCTGGACGGCGCCACACAGGGCGTGGTCACATTTGTCAGTGCCACACGACTGGAGATCACAGCACCGGCCAAGGCCACTGGCAGCTACACCTTGTACGTGATCAACCCCGATGGCGGCACCGGTATCTTTGTGCCTGGTGTGCAGTATTCCGGTGTGCCTACCTGGAGCTCGCCTGCAGCTGGCAGCCTAGGATCGGTGTACGAAACCGGCACAGTGAGTGAGACATTCGTAGCCAACTCGGATTCCTCGGTGAGCTATACCCTGTTTTCTGGTACCTTGCCTCCAGGTACCACCTTGGATGCCAACACCGGCGTGCTGTCTGGCACCGCCAATCTCACGGCCGGTAACTCAGTGACCTATAACTTCACTGTGTCGGCTGTGGATGCCGAGCAGCAAAACACCGAACGTGCATTCAGCCTCACTATTGATGTGGACTCAGTGACCTGGACGTCGCCCACAGACGGCAACACCGTGAGCATCGTGGTGGATCAGGCCAGCACCACCACGCTGTCGGCCACATCAGCCGCAGGCGATTCCATAACATACACAGCCAATGCGCTGCCCGCAGGACTCACGCTGTCCGGTGATACCATATCAGGCACGGCCAATGTGGTGGCCAATACTTCAGTGTCGCTCACGGCCACTGCAGATACCACCACTCGTTCTGCCACCATCGCCGTGACTTTTGCCGTGACCCTTCCATTGGGCGACGAATACTTCAATCTTACGACGTTGCTGTTGAACGGTGATACCAACACATTCATCACAGACGCATCAGCCAATGCTTTTGCTATAACGCCCAACGGCGACACAAGACCCAGCGCATTCAGCCCCTACAACGGTGGGTGGAGTAATTACTTTGATGGTAGTGGGGATTATCTTCGAGTCTCAGACGCAAGTGCCTTCACCTTCACTGCGGACTTTACGATTGAGATGTGGGTCAAGATTCAGGAACTTAAACCTTCTGCAATCATAGCAAGTAATAACGGTGCGTATGACAACACCGCTGTTTGCTTGATCCTAGACCATCCCACCGCTGTTGATAAAATATCATTTTGGGCAAGGAGTATAAGCACAAGTGCTTATACGCTAACATCTGACACAGTTGAATTAAATCGTTGGTACCATGTAGCGATTACTCGATCAGGGACCACTCTTAAATTATTTATGGATGGTGTGGAAACAGATACAGCAGAATCTTCCGCAACCGTTAATCTTAATTATAATGGCACTAACATAGGTAAGTATTGGGGTGGTGATCTAAAAGGATATATTTCTAATCTCCGACTTATCAAAGGCACCGCTGCATACACTTCCAATTTCACACCACCTACTGAGCCGCTCACCGCAATCACAAATACTACTTTACTCACCTGCCAAAGCAATCGCCTCATTGACAATTCAACAAACAACTTCACCATCACCAAGAACGGTGATGTAAAAGTCCTGAGCTTTGCCCCATTCACAGACACCGATACGAGCACAGGGTCTGGGTACTTTGATGGGACGGGGGATTATTTGACTGTGCCCGATAATACGGCATTTGTTGTTGGGTCTGGAAACTTTACCTACGAAGCATGGGTGTACCCTACGGCATCGCCAAACCAACCAGTTATTGCGGGACAATGGGATGGGGCGGGAGGCAGCACAGGATTGTCTTGGGTTTTACTCCTGTCCAATAATTCTAGTAGGAATTTACGATTTGCGTTGTCTACAAATGGTTCAGGTGTTTTGGTTGATCAAATATCGTCAACACCTTTACCACTTAATGCGTGGAGTCATGTTGCTTTTGTACGAAATGGCGATGTATTTACTGTTTACTTGAATGGGGTGGCAGCTACGAATGGAAGTTACACAATATCTGCTGGTGCTTCATTGTTTAATGCCACAAACGCTTTGAGTATTGGTGCGTCAAGTCCAGGAACGCAACCGTTTCAAGGATACATGGCTAATGCAAGGTTTGTTGTTGGATCAGCAATTTACACCTCCAACTTCACACCACCAACTGAACCCCTCACTGCAGTCTCTGGCACATCCCTGCTCACGCTCCAAAATCGCATTGGTTACAACAACAGCCAACCCATCGATGAGAGTGGCATCAAGAATGTCATCACAAGAAACGGCAATGCCGCTGTAGGGTCCTATTCGCCCTATGTGCCGAGTGGATGGTCTGGGTACTTTGATGGTACGGGGGATTATTTGTCGTTAGGCACTCAAGTAATACCTTCTTCTGGTGATTTTACGGTTGAAGGATGGTTTAATGTTGATAGTTATTCCGCAAGGCGTGAAATTATTTTTCAATGTGATGCTGCTAACGCAGTTGATGGTAGGTTTTTTGTATATGTAACTACTTCTGGGAAAGTTGTTTGTTTTATAGGTGGAACAAACAGGCCTGGAGTATTAGAAACCACAACAACAATTCAAGTTGGAACGTGGAATCATTTTGCTGTGGTTCGTAATGGTAACGATTACACAGTTTTTATAAATGGTGTTTCTGAGGCAACTGGTTCTGGAACTGGAACAATTGCTGCATACAATACTTTAATTGCTAGGAATAGCGTAACTGGCGTAAACACTTATTGGTTGGGGTACTTATCAAATATTAGAATTACCACATCTGCTGTTTATACAGGTAACTTCACTCCCTCAACCGCACCACTAGAGCCAATCGAAGGCACTTCTCTACTCACTCTCCGTGGTCCTTCATTTACCGATGATGGTCCAAATCGCTTTGCCATCACTCGCTATGGTAACACCAAGATCGCACCGTTCTCGCCGTTCCGACCACATACCGTTGCACCAGACAGCCACAGCGTGTACTTTGATGGAACAACTAGCTCTCTGAATCCTCCAGATGGCGAAGCTGTTCTTACTCCTGGCGATGTTGATTATACCGTTGAGGGATGGTATATGCTCACAGGTGCCTATAAAAACTATAATAATTTATGGGATTGGAGAACCACTGGATTTCAAGGTGGTTATCAGATACGGTTGACCAGTGCCGGATATCTTCAGGTTACTACGTCAGGTACCTTATGGACTGATACTGAAAATCAATTATTGCCCGGAGTTTGGTATCACGTCGCCTTTGTAAAAGATGCCGCCGTTGATGAATATTATGTCTACTTGAATGGTACCCTTATTCAAACAGGATCTAACTCGGCGAGTGCTACTTCGGGCAGATTAACGATAGGCGCTAATACAGGTCGAACGACCTATGAATGGGGTGGGTATATCAGTAATTTTAGAATTACTATGTCTAAAGTTTATACTGGTAACTTCACCGTTCCTTCTTCGCCGTTATCAACGACTCAAAGCTCTGGTACTAATATTTCTGCTATCTCCGATCCAAGTACTGTAGCTATACTCACCTGCCAATCACCCACTGTGATTGATAACAGTACCAATGACTTTGCGATCACGGTGAATGGCAACAGCCAACCGACGAAGTTCAATCCCTTTGGTGAGACGGTCACGACTGATGTTGAATACTCACCAGCAAGCCATAATGGATCGGTGTACTTTGATGGTAGTGGGGATTACCTTATCCCAGCCGCAAACTCTGCATATTCTTTTGGTACAGGAGCATTTACGATTGAATTTTGGGTCTACCCAACGTCAACTGCTGCGCCGCAAGGTGTAGCTGGAATAGGTCCAGCATCCACTGGGAACCAACAAATCTTCTACAACTTGAGCAGCTCAGGGAAAATACGTTATAACGTTTATGACGGATCTTTTGTAGAATCTTCTTCTATTCCATTAAATACTTGGTCTCATGTAGTCATTGTCAGAGAAGGTACAGGTACTAACCAAACTAAAGTTTATACCAATGGGGTTTTAAGTAATTCTGGAACTATCAATAATAACTTCACAGATACCAATCTGGTGATTGGTAGAACATATTACAACCTCAACCAAGAATACTTTGGTGGATATATATCAAACCTTCGCATCATCAAAGGCACAGCCCTCTACACCGCAGCTTTCGTACCACCTCAAGCACCGGTTGATCCCGTGCCCGGAACGACACTCCTGACTTGTGACAACAACGCAGCCATCCAAGACAAGACTGGCAGGAACGTGTTAGAGACTGTGGGCAATGCTCGTGTGGTTAATGATGTCAAGAAGTATGGCACAGGTGCTATGTACTTTGATGGGACTGGGGATTATTTGTTAACTCCTGCAAATTTAATAAATAACTTCCCTGGAGACTTTACGCTGGAGTGTTGGTTACGATTTAATGTAGTAGGAAACGGACAAATTGCATCGGCTGGTCCGGGTAACAATACAAACGCTTATTATTGGCAGTACTACAACAGTCAATTACAGTTTGGTATACAAAATGTTGGTAGCGTTACAGCAACAGCTTGGTCACCTATTGCTGGTGTTTGGTATCATTTAGCAGTTACAAGACAAGGCACTTCTGTTAAACAATTTGTCGATGGAGTTCAACTAGGTTCTACGGGAACAACAAGTGTTAGTTTTGTTGATGGGCCTACTTATGTTGGTTATGCCGGGGCTGGGTACCTAAACGGCTACATCGATGACCTCCGCATCACGAAAGGTGTTGCAAGGTACACCAGCAATTTCACACCACCTACTGCGCCATTCATTGCCCAATGATAGTCAATGTTGCCAGTGAGTATTTCACGATCAAAACCAGTGCGCTCACCTTGGATCTCAAGACCTGGATCTGTGAACATCACAAAAACATCTGGCAGTATCAGGACTCGGTGCTCTTGGAAACTTCTCGGTGGGATGGTATAATGTTCAGATTGAAATTCTCTGAAAGGTTTGTGGCTGATGCTGACTGAACGATATCGACACGACTATGATGGTGAGTTCGTCATACTGAAAACCCAGTATCGTGACGGACGCAAAACACAAGAGCGTGAATGGGTGGCCAACCCCATAACCAATCAGCACATATCCGGGCGTGCTGCCTGTATCGGCAGTTCAGTGGATCACGGCCGATTTGACTACACACGACTGCAACGACATCGCGGCGGCCTGCGTGCCAGCAAACGTCTGCAGACCTATGGATGCGATGACATCTGGCAGCAGATGCGCTTGAACTTCTACATCACGTCGGATCCAGCACGCCTGGCCGAGATAGCTGCCACCAACTACGGCGACGACACTGTGTGCTATTCCAACGCACGCGGTGTGCTGGCATTCCCTGGCCAGTACTTCCTGTGTCCTTACTCGCCATCTATACCAGATCCAGCCATGGCCGTGTATCTGGCCTGCTTTGACGGACACTCAGAAGTGTATCTCTTGGGCTACACACAGGAAACACCCGGTGACCCCAGGCCCTGGCAACGTGCCATATTGGAAATCATGCAGGTCTACAACAAAGTGGATTTCTACGTGATCTGCACACCCACTGTGGTGCCCGAACTCTGGCTGGGTCAGCCCAACTGCCACAACCTCGTCTATCGCGATTTCGTGTCTAGATGTGACGTGTGAGCTGCATGTCGCAGTATGGCCAGTTTTTGCTGGGTTTCCGTGATGTTCACTGTGCTCCACAGTCCAGGGTGCATGGGCCGAGGCCAGTGTTCAGCAGCGATCCAGGCATAGCCCAGGTGCTCTGAGTTGAGATCCGGTACGAATTCCTGATCAACCACAGCAAAAAAAGTGTGATAGTGGAAGTTGCCGTCGCTGCTGACGAATTTTTCCAAAGGTGCCAGGGAGTGATAGTCGGGAACAGTGCCCAGTTCTTCCTGGCATTCTCGATCGATCGCAGTCAACAGACTTTCACCGGTGTCTACCTTGCCCCCGGGCAGCCCCCAAGTACCTGGGTATCGCCGATCGTTGCGCATGAGATAGAGGTACCTGTCAGTGGCAGTACAGTAGAACCACACCCCTGCGGCAGTTAGAGTACCAGCTGCCATTCGCCTCCAGGATACAGCCCTTCATAGCTCTTGACCCACTCGGTGCCGGTCCAGCGGTACTGCAGCTCTGTGGTGATGTTGGTCACGAACTGTGTGCCCGTGGTCTTGCTGCTGTCAAACACTACCTGCCAGCCTTCGCTGTCGAACTCGATGATGTCGTTGGCAGAGGCCTGCACATCGCCCCAGGCTTCGGTACTGCTGCCATCTGCTCCGATGCTGTCCAGTATGAGATATCGGGTGCCCGTCACCGCAACAGGTAATCCAGCACCAGGTCCTGCAGTCAAGGGGTTGATCACGGCATCTACCGGTTGCAAGGTATTCTGTGGTACAGTGTCTTGGTCCACCGAAAACAGCAAGAATCTGGGATCAGTGGGATCGTATGACACTGTGCCGATTACCTGTGAGTCGTCGCCCCAGGGCGAGTCCAGGCGTATCTGACTGATGCCTTCGCGTATGGTACCATACTGATTGACCACCGTAGTCCAGGTCTCGTTGCTGGTCTGGAACGATTGTGGGTCAGTGTTGTCATTGGTGGGATTCACGGCCTTGCTCAGTTTCAGCACCTGCAGCTTGTTACCCAACAGCAAGACCTGGTAGCCGTAGGGCGTGAATTTCTGTCGTGTGCCCAGCAAGAGATCGCTGTTGGTGATGGCTTCTGTGGCATCGCCTTGGGCATCAAACACCGATGCCACGATGCGCTCGACCACGCCCAGTTTCTTGATCTTGGCCGGGCTGGATATCCAAATTGGTATCTTGAATCGCATGGTCATGATGTCGATGGAGTCTGTGGTGCCCACTGGAATGCTACGGCTGCTCCATGTGACTTGATCCAGCTCTACCACGCTGAGACTGGTCCAGTCGATATAGTTGTCGGTGCTCTGTATCTCCAGGGCAGGGTTGAACAAGGTAGCGATCTGTTCAAACATCTGCATTTTCTGATTGGTGTTGGTAGTCCACATGTCGGCCGTGATGGTCATGTCATAGGGCACCGGCATCAAGCGTTCCACAGTGAAAGCATTGCCCTGTGTGGTCTCGTAGCTGTCAGTGTCAGCATCGTAGGTACGCTGTCGTACCTGCATGCGGCTCACATGATAGGGTTCCTGCATCCTGGGTCGGGCGTATTCCATGCCCGTGATGTAGAACGTGATCATGGGTGCTGACGTCAAGGTGTTGGCCGAGTTGTTCTGCAACACAGTCTGGGCCTGTCGGCTGGAATCTCCGTACCGCACCGGCACACGCAGCAGGGTGGGATTGCCTTCTTCGTCACGGCCGTACTCAACCTGGAAGTTGCTGAATATCCTGGCAAACTGCAACAGGAATCGGCGTATTTGGTCATCGTAAAAAAATTGCTGCATGATCAACGTCCTGGTGGTCTTGGGTTGGGCGGTTTGTTACCACCGTCGTTGCCGTTGTCGGCCTGTGGCTTGAGAGCTTCACTGAGGCTCTGTCGGCTGGGTATAGCACCCTGATCTGTGGTCTGCACAGTGTAGGTATTGTTGACAAACCCGCTGCGCAGAGTCTGATTGTCGGCACCATTGGTGAGGTCAGTGCGCACATTGTCTTCGACTTTGATCCAACCACGGCCATTGAAACGGAACAGTCGATTGGGGAAATAATCCAGGCGCAGGCAGTAGTCGCCTTCGCTGGGCGATTGCGGGAAACTGGTACCCGGTGTGACTGGCAAGCCGTTGGGAGCGATGCCATCGCCGGTGAGGTAGCCCATGGTCCAGCCATCTGCTCTGGGCGTCTGTGTCTGGTTGCTGATGTTGATGCCGGCGTTGTCCACAGTCTCTCCGGTTTGGTCCACAGTGACACCACCGGGATCTCCGGGTGTGCCATCAGCGTTGGTGGGATAGATGTAGAATCTCACGGTGTCGTAGCCCGACAGCGGCACTTCGATCTCGCTCTGCAACAGTATGGCATCGTTGATTTCAAGATCGCGGGTGCGGGTGGATATTTTGTCGCTTTCGGTGTCAGGGTTGTCGATCTGTTGCCAGTAAGTGGTGTTGGTGATCTCAGTGCCCACTGGAACATCCACTCGGGCTCGATAGTATACGTCGCCATAGTTGATCACAGTGCCCTGTGGGTAGAAGTTGCCTGGATCCCAGATTTGCTCGGGCATGAACGGACGATCAGTGATCTCGTTGTATTCCTGCTGGTTCACCATGGGCGTGGCTTTCACACGCCAAAGATGTGGCAGCCAGGTCTGGCTGAATCCTTCGCTGGCGAAGCTGGCGTCCTGGATCACGTAGTATCTGGGCACGGCCCGCACGATGGAGGTGTCCAAGGGGTGGTAATCTCGTAGATTAGGCACTTCGATCACGTCACCACTCATGAGCTTGCGACCAATGGTGTCGATCATGTTGTTGTAGTGGAACGTGACAAATATGGTGTCATTCTGCAGGAACAGACCAAATTGGCTGAGATCAAAGTCGATGTCCTGGGTGTTGTAAACGCCACGCATCACGTACACATCTGTGTCGTAGGCCCGGTCTCGGTTTTCCAGCAACAAGAGATCCTGTATGAACAGGGGGTTTTCTTGGCTGTACACCGGTTGTGTGGCATCGTAATTGCTGCTTTCGGTGCTGCCGTCGCCACCGGTCTTTGGGCCCAGATACTTGTGTACGTAAATATCTAGGCCGCCCACTTGGTACATTTCGGCTATGGTACGATCCAGAAAACGATAGTCGTTGGTGCGGTTTGGACGGTAAAGGCTCAATCGCGGCATGATTCTTTATTTATCCAGGGTCTGTTGACCAAAAAATGCAATACCAGTACAATGTATGGATCGCTAACGTGGAGGCCTCATGGTCAAACAAAAAGTCAAGAATCTCGCTGCCAAATCTGTTGATACCAAATACACTGGTTTTGAACCAGAATGGCCGGCACCGGTGCCAGAAGATCAGCGCCGGATTTCGTTGATGCGCACTTTCCAGTGGTACAACTACCACTGTGACAAAAAAACAGCCAAACAGTGTGTGCTGGATTGGTTGCTGGAGCATCTGCCTGACCAGCATCGAGCATTTGCCCGTGTGCCAGATTCCGTGGTGCCATCACAGCTGGGCTGGTTGTGCCGCATGGCCGTGCGTGGCTGGCAGCTAGACGATCACGAACGGTCCTACATACATGACACGGTGAACCATCACGTGGCCGCAGACTATCGTGTGAAACAGGTGATAGACGCTGTGGTGCCAGAGCCCGAACGCGTGACCATACAGGACCGCTTGCGTGCCCGAGCCGAGGAGATCGCCGGTGAACTGGAAGGCATGTACGACGATCTCATCAAGGCTGACTGCAAGATTTCAGCAGACTTCAAACCCATGGCTGTGATCCGCGGCATGAACCTGGCACCGCAGATGGTGTCCGGTGTGCGTGAAGTCTGGCAGGAACGACTGGAACAGCTACAGACCGTGCAAGAAGGACGAGATGCCGAACTGGTTGCTGGATACAGCAACTTCACTAAAGTGCAGTTGAGGAACTTGATTAAATTCACCGAGCAGGTCTTGGCCGACTGTGGCAGCTATGTGCAGATCAAGCGTGTGGAACGCAAGCCTCGCAAGAAAAAAGCCGTGAGCCCAGAGCAGACAGCACGCAAGTTCAAGTTCATGCCAGCATTTGACGAACTCAAACTCACCAGTGAACCAGCGGCCCGTCTGGTGAACTCCAGCGAAGCCTGGCTGTATGACACCAAGAAGCGCAAGCTCATACACGTGATAGCCGACACCCACATCGGCACGTTTACAGTGAAAAACAACAGCCTAGTGGGCATCGACGACACTGCCAGCCAGATGAAAACACTGCGCAAACCTGCTGAACAGATACGTGCGCTGTTGGCCGCTAGTTGGCCCAACAGCCGCAAGTACTTCAAGGACATACGGGCCACTGAAGTGCGATTCAACGGGCGTGGCTCCGAAAACATCGTGATCTTGAAGGTCAAATGATACTGGGCCATGGCTAAATATAAAGACCATGGCTGATACCTCCCTAGATCCTCTCAAGCAAGAACTCATCGATTATGTGCGTCTGCAGTTGGCCGATGGCATCGTTGACATTGAACCAGATCCTGCACACTTCGAAGCTGCCTATCAGCGCACTCTAGGCATGTATCGCCAGCGTGCCCAGAACGCCTACGAAGAAAGCTACATCTTTCTCCAGCTGGAAAATGATGTCAACGAGTACACCCTGCCCCAAGAAGTCAGCACAGTGCGGCAGATTTTCCGGCGCACTGTCGGCATCACAGGTGTTGGCGGCTATGCATTTGATCCGTTCGGTGCTGCCACGCTGAATGTGTATCTCTTGAATTTCAACTCAGCATCTGGTGGCATGGCCACATACGACTACTACCAGCAGTATGTGGAATTGGCCGCACGTATGTTTGGTGGCTATATCAACTACACATTCAATCCTGTGACCAAACGTCTGCAGATCATACGTGATCCTCGCGGCAACGACGAAGTGGTCTTGATCTGGACATACAACCTCAAACCTGAGATCACCCTTTTGCGAGATCCTGTGATCCTGCAATGGTTCCGCGACTGCATGACCGGCGCTGCCAAGATCATCATCGGTGAAGCTCGTGAAAAATTCGCTTCCATTGCCGGTCCACAGGGTGGATCCACGCTCAATGGCGGAGCCATGAAAGCCGAGGGACAAGCCCAGATCGATCGCAGCATCGAAGAGCTCAAGCTCTACATCGATGGCAGCCAACCCATATCTTTCGTGATAGGATAGACATGAGAGCCAGCGAATTCGTCACTGAACATCGCCTGGTATGGCGCAGGAATCCCAGAACCGGCAAAGTTTCCATGCGCTGGCGCTGTGAATCTGGTCCACGCAAGAATCGCACAGTGCCTACAGTAGCAGATTGTGGAGCAGCCCCAGATGTGGCTCGCAGAGAACAGATGAAAAAGACCCGTGCTCGCACCAAAATCCGCCAGGCTCGCAGAGCCAAACGCACCAAACGCATCAATCCCAAAGCCAAATTGATCCAACAGCTGAACCGTTATCGCTAGACTCAGGGTCGAAATACTGTTATAATACAGTATGGACGTCATGATCGACATTGAGGGTTTGGCCACAGGACCAGAAACCACTATACTCACCATAGCTGCACAGGAATTCGACCCCTTGCGGTGCGACGCATTTGGTCGCGAATACTATGTACGGGTAGATCTTGAAAGCCAAGAGGGACGTACCATCGAGCAAGGCACCATAGATTGGTGGGCTACCCAGCCCGCAATCATACGCGATGAAGCATTTGCAGAGCAAGATCGTGTGCCCTTGCGTGATGCGTTACAAGGACTACATCGCATGGTATGGCATGCCAAACGGGTCTGGGCACAGGGTCCTACCTACGACATGAACATCTTGGAGCATGCCTACAAAAGCCTCGAGATGCCGTTGCCGTGGCGATATTATGCGGTACGAGACAGCCGTACCCTGTTCAGCCTCTGCCCCAATCTAGAGAAATACCCTGCCAGCCATCATGCGCTGGAAGATTGCCGACGACAGATAAGGCTGTTGTGGGACACTCTGGAATATTTGAACATAAAGGAGTTGGCATGATCATTGGTGTGTGCGGATTGATTGGTTCTGGCAAGGACACCATAGCAGACTATCTGGTCAATGTGCATGGATTTCGTCGGGACAGCTTTGCCAGCAGCCTCAAAGATGCTGTGAGTGCAGTGTTTGGTTGGGACAGAGACATGATCGAAGGGCGAACCCGTAGCAGCCGCGAATGGAGAGAGCAGCCCGATGTCTGGTGGAGCCAGCGGCTGGGACGCACCATCACACCGCGTTCTATACTCCAGCTCTGGGGAACCGAAGTGTGTCGCAACGGGTTCCATGACGATATCTGGATCGCTAGCCTGGAAAACAAGCTCCGCCAGAGCAACGACGACGTGGTGATATCAGACTGCAGATTCCCCAACGAAGTGGCTGCGATCCGCAACGCGGGAGGCCAGGTCATACGAGTGGTACGGGGACCGGATCCAGAGTGGTTCTCGGCAGCGACTGACCATTTCCGATCAGGTTTGATGTTGCCTGACAACATGCCACACGCCAGCGAATGGGCCTGGGCTGGCACACAGTTTGATCAGATCGTTGACAACAACGGCAGCATGGATGATCTTTACCAGCAAGTCAGAGATCTGCTTCGAGATCGCCCACTTTCCATGGTAGATCAAGACGAGCTATCTCTACACTACAGTTCTGGCAGATAGACTTAAGATTATGTAGGTCGCAGTTGCGTAGATCTCCATCTACATGATAGACCTGTAGCTGTGCCGTGTGTCGAGCACGGAACTTGCACCGATCACACACCATCTTCTTCTTGTAGCCAGCCGATTTCCATCTCGGGATCAACGGCGCTGCACTTCGATTTTTTTTGATACAACTATTGCAACGCGACCGATAGTAGCGTTTGCCGTTGTGATACCCGTTCACAGCAGCAGGATTGCGCTGGCATATCTGACACATAGGACGCATCTTTTATTTATTTAGGCCTTAATTAAGGCCGGCGATCACGGTCACTTTAATCGGCAGACGCTAAATAGCTGTAACTATATTTTTACAAGGAAGACTATTATGGCCTTAGTGTCCCCCGGAGTTGAAGTTACCATAGTTGACGAAAGCAACTATGTTCCTGCTGCCACCAATTCGGTGCCTTTTATCTTGTTGGCTACCGCAGAAAACAAAGTTTCTGGTACAGGCGCTGGCGTCGCTGCCGGTACGCTGGCCGCCAATGCTGGCAGAGTTTATTTGGTAACCAGCCAGCGCGATCTTGCCAATACCTTTGGTAATCCGTTCTTTTATACTACCACAGCCGGAACACCTATCAACGGTTACGAGCTCAATGAGTACGGTCTCTTGGCAGCATTTTCGGTGCTGGGAGTCAGCAATCGTGCTTATGTGATGCGTGCCAATGTGGATCTCGCAGAACTTTCAGCTTCCTTGGTGAGACCCACAGGTTCACCAGCTAACGACACAGTATGGTGGGACAGTGCTGCCAGCCAGTGGGGCATCTTCCAATGGAATGCCAGCACTGAAGCATTCACTCTCAAGACACCCTTGGTGATCACCAGCACCACACAGCTTTCCGGTGGTGTGCCGTTGGCCAGCATTGGATCCATTGGTGATTATGCGGTAGTGGCCACCAACGCCAACAACCCCATCTACTACAAAAACTCCAGCAACGCCTGGGTAGCTGTGGGCAGCAATGCCTGGAAGAAGAGCTGGCCAACGCTGCAAGGCACCAATTCTGTGACCAGCGCTCTCACAGCTGGGCACACCATAACTATCAACGATGACACAGTCACTGTTCCTGCTTCACCTAACAATACCTTGACCGGTCTCGTGGCTGCTATCAATTCAGCTTCAATTTCCGGTGTCACGGCTGCTGTGGTCAGCAACAAGATCACGTTTTATGCCGATAGCACTGCTACCAACGACGGCAGCTCCAGCGACGGTGGCATGATCTTGATCGACAACACCAGTACTTCGGCACTGTTGACCACTCTGGGCATCACGGCCGGATCTTATCTTGCTCCGGCTTTACAGCAGAGCCAGAGTTTCCAGGTGCCACTGTGGCGCAGTGTGAACACCGCACCACGTCCTTCGGGCAGCGTCTGGAACCAGCTCAGTGCAGTGAACGGTGGATTCAACCCCTCAGTCAAGAAATATGATTCCACATTGGGAGCGTTCTTGACCCAAACCGGCGGCGTTGCAGCCACAGACGCTGAGTACAACAACCAGATTGATCCCAGCGGCGGCGGCATCAACATCCCTGCAGGCTACATCTATTATCAGTACAATACCAGCCAAGAAAGCAACGGCGACGGTACCTACAACAATCTGGCCACGTTCAAGCTCATGGAAAGATGGCAGAGCGGTGCCACAGTGATCACTGCTACCAACACCGATCCTACTTTTGTAAACGGTGAAACTTTCACTCTGCAGGCCAGCCAGACAGGCAGCAGCGCATTGACTTCAGCAGTCACGGTCACCCTTGGTGGTACCACAGCGGCTGACTTTGTGGAAGCTGTGAGTGCAGCTGGTGTTGACAATGTTAGTGCTTTGGTCACCAACACTGGTGCTATCGCGCTGATACACTCTGCAGGTGGTGTGATCGTGGCTGCCGATGATACAGGAACGCCTTTGGCCGATGCTGGATTTAGCACAGCCATACAAGGCATCCGTGCCGGAGTTGGTGCACAAACTGGTGCATTGATATTCAGCAACTGGGAACCACTTACATATACTGCCAGTGCAGATGCACCCGATCAAGATCCTGCTGACGGTACCAACTGGTACTACAGCGCCACTGATCAAGTAGACATCATGATCCAGAGCGGATCTGGATGGCAAGGATACCGCAACGTGGCGCTTGACGTGCGCGGATACGATCTCACCCAGACCAATCCCACGGGTCCTATCATTTCGGCTACCGCGCCTACACAACAGACTGACGAAACTGATCTTGTCTACGGTGACCTTTGGTTAGATACTAGCAATCTTGAAATCTATCCTGTGATCAAGCGTTGGGAGAATGTAAACGGAGTAGATCAGTGGGTTACTATCGACAACACCGATCAGGTCACCAGCGACGGTGTGTTGTTTGCTGATGCGCGTTGGGCAGCCAATGGCACCACAGATCCCATCACAGACGATATTCCCTCGATTGAGTCTTTGTTGACCAGCGACTATCTTGACGTTGATGCACCTAATCCCAATGTTTATCCTACAGGCATGCTGTTGTTTAACACACGCCGTTCTGGATACAATGTCAAGCGATTTGATGTGAACTACTTCAATGCGTCTGACTTTGCCTTCTCGAGCTACGGTGCTACCACCAGTTATGCTGTAGGCGACAAAGTCCTGTACGAAGGTGTTGTGTATGTTTGTATCGCGTCCAGCACCGGAAATGCACCTACCAATCCCACATACTGGGATACCCTGCAGACCAATGCCTGGGTCACAGCAGTTGGCAACCGTGCTGATGGATCACCTTACATGGGTCGCTTGGCACAGCGCCAGTTGGTAGTACAGGCCATGAAGTCCGCCATCGACACGTCCGATACCCTGCGAGAAGAGCAGTTGGAGTTCAATCTTGTGGCCACACCCGGGTATCCAGAACTGATCACCAACATGGTGCGCCTCAATAACGAGCGATCCAACACTGGATTTATCGTGGGTGACACACCCTTGCGTTTGCCACCAACAGGCACAGAACTGATTTCTTGGAGCAACGACAACGGTGGCCTTGGATACAGCACCGGCGACGGTCTTACCATATCCGATCCTTACCTTGCTGTGTTCTACCCAGCCTGCCAAACCACAGACCTGTCAGGAGCCACAGTGGTACAACCAGCCAGCCACATGATGCTGCGTACTATCGTGCGCAGCGACGAAGTGTCATTCCCCTGGTTGGCACCAGCAGGTGCACGGCGTGGTGTGATTGACAATGCCAGCCGATTGGGTTATGTCAATGCACAGACTGGCGAGTTCACTACCATCGCTACTGGCCAGGGACTGCGTGATACCTTGTATGAAAACAAGATCAACCCCATCACGTTCTTGCCTGGAGTGGGTATTACCAACTACGGTAACAAGACAGAAAGCTCTATTGCCAGCGCATTGGATCGGATCAATGTGGCACGATTGGTTGCTTACATACGCCAACGACTGAACGAGATTGGCAAAGACTTTGTGTTCGAGCCCAACGATCAGATCACTCGTAATGAAATCACCAATGCTATCGATGGCCTCATGCAGGATCTCGTGGCCAAGCGTGGTATCTACGATTACTTGATCGTTTGTGATCTTACCAACAACACGCCAACCAGGATCGACCGCAATGAACTGTATGTAGACATTGCTATCGAACCAGTCAAGGCCGTGGAGTTCATCTACATTCCGGTGCGCATCAAGAACACCGGTGAATTGGCATCTGGACAGATTTCCAGTGCCCAGGGTGTTTAAACTTGATCGTGAGTGACGGATCAGAAAACAGGGTTCGCCCTGTTTTCTGTGTTCATAAACCGTGATAAATAAAGTATATTAGGAGACAGATATGGCAGTTTCATCAT